TATTTAAAACATCAGAAGTTACACCACCAGTTTCGACAGCACCTTTGAAGAAAACATAAGAAGATCCGGAAGTTTCAAATCCATTATCTCTATGTGATACTTGAATAATGTTGTTGTTGTTTCTAAAGAGTTTTGAAGTCGCGTTTGTATTAGCTGTAGCGTTAGTATTGAATGGGTTCTTGGACAACAATTCGTAACCTAAAGATTCATTTGTTAATACCAACTCTGCAGTCTTAGAGATATTAAATTCTGCTCTGTATAAAGTGAATTTAACATCTTCAAAATTATCTTCTGTCCAATTATCTACATTTTGTGATCTGTATACAGAACCAAGAGAAGGTTGCGTCGTAACAACAGTACTTGTAGCAACATCAACTTCCCCAAGTCTAGATACCCAAAGTTCATAATCAGTTGAGTCAGTTTCAATTGCCATAGCATACTCGGTATCATTCTGTAGGTATACGGGATGCTCAAATTCAAAATGTGATGGAACAGTAGAATCTGTGAGACCGCTCTGGTCCACTGCTACGCCCATTCTAACAGCAGGACTATCAATCTCTATCTCAGTTTCAATTGTCGCTCCTCCAGCGCCGTTACCGATGCCTTTAATGACGACAGATGGTGGTTCTGTATATCCAAATCCATTCAAACTAATTTCTGTATTATAAAGTTTGCCATCGGATACTTCCACTCCAGCAGTAGCAACAGATCCACCAGGAAGTTGTGGACTTTCGATAGTTAAAATTGCGTTGGTGTAATTTTGACCAGTAGATGTAATTCTAATATTTGAAACCTTGCCACTATCTTTAGCAACAGTTAGAACGCCAGATTCTCCCTCAGTGTTGTTTCTGAGAGTTACTGACGGAACCGAAAGTTGCTCGTTTTGATTAAACGAACGACCATTATGGTTACTTAAAACGAGAGTATATACTTGCTCATTTGTTAATAAGAATCTGCCAGAAGAAGATGGGACTAAATCAACACCGTTCTTGTCAATAACTTTTTCAACTGGACCACTTGCAGCAGAAGTAGTTCCCGTTACATTTTCGCCTTTAGTAATATAAACATTTCCGTTTGTGAAAAATTTGATATACGTAAATGGAGATAGGATTTTTTCTGTTCCAGGAATAATATTTTTACCTGGTTTGTCCGAATCTACATTAGTTAAGTATACTTTGACAGGAACCTTATTGCTTTTTTTGTTGAAGTAAAGATCGATACCTGTGGTAAATACTCCACCATCATAGTTTTCAATTTTAAACGTTTGAGCAAGTGGATTTGGTCTTACTGGATTGTCTGTATTGCTATCAACAAACTGAACACCTTCATTTGCCTTGAAGAAAGATGGTTTAGTGGAGATAATACTAACGGGATTTTCTGGTAAAATGCCTGTGGCATAATACTTAACTTCAGCATAAGTAGATACTGTTAGTTTATCAGCATCGCTATCGCTTGAAGTAAACCTAAAAGTCTTAACTCCTGTTGTAACTCTTACTTCTTCAGAATCTGTATCATAATCAACAGTATCAACATCGCCACCCCATGTAGCATTTTGTCTGGGAGCAAAACCTGCTGGTAATAAAATTAAACCACTAGCATTACCGTCATTGTCTGTAGTTACAGTGCCATTAAAAGCTGATAGTGAATTGCCAGCAACTCCAGTAAATCTAAGGTCTGGATTTACCCAACGGCTAATATCTCTACCCTCTAAGAATACTGAAATGTTTGTATTTGGTTTTAGTCTACTAATTACAAACTTAACTGGTTGACTCCTAGCAAAGAATTGTAATGATGTGGATACAGAATTGCCTCTAACAATAGAAGATTGTACACCCTTAGCAATATCATTATTTTGTGGACTGATGTTTGATGAACTTGAAACAGAAGCCTTACTTACAGAAGACTGAGATTCTATGGAATTAATTTGCCCCAGAGAATTAATAGATGTGAATGATGGGGAAGATCCAACCCAATTTATAATAAAGGAATTATATAAACTTGAAAAACTTTCCCTTACATCTTGCTTGGCAATAAAGATTTTATATAGATCAGTATTTGTGTCCACTACAAGAGGTTCTACCGATTGATCATACCATTGATCAATGCTTGGAGATACAGTAGCATCACCAACATATTGCAGAACAACAAATGGATTTGGATTTAGTGTTTTTGAAGCAAAACTATTACCCAATAGATTTAAACTAGTATAAGGTAATGTGATAATATCACCAGATTTTTTATATCCAGAAACAAATCTTTGATCTTCTCTAGTATTAAGTTCTTTTAAGAAAAGAGAATCTTCTTTAGATTGTGGACGCAAGACTGATTGTTGTGAATCAACCGCGCATTGATAATCAAGTGATATCAGATTTCCTGACTTATGGGATTCAAAATTATCAACTAAGAAACCTGATTTAAATCTATCCAAACCAATTTCATCTTTTACTTGCATGTTTAGAGCTTGCTGCTCTAGAATGCTTAGTGTGGTATAATACTCAAGACGCTCAATACGTTTTTCTAGTTTGCCGATGTCACGCATTGTATAACGGCGATTATCAACAGAAGTAATTCTTACATCTTTGCTAGTTTGCGTAAATGCTGGAATGTAAGCATAGAATAAAGCAATCGCATCATCAATTGGATCTGGTTTAGTTGGATTCAGTGAAGAATTTCCTTCTTTTACAATAAAGTTTCCATTTTTGTTTAAGAAAATTCCATCGATTCTATCAAGATACTGTACTTGACTAAAAGACATTGTGTATTCTAAACCAAGATCTGGAGCTGGTGTAGCAGAAATTACAGATCCTACTCCAGCAAACTTACCTACACTTTCAGAAAGAGAAGATTGATCTTGGAAACCAGCAATAGTTGAAGCGGAATCAACCTTAGGTCTGAAGTCCAACACATTTTTCAAATTTACAATACCATATACAGAAGAATTAAACGAAGGAATAAGATCTTCAGTTACACCTGCTTCGTGAATATAACTATCAATTGTACAGAAATCTCCTTGGGATTGTTCAAAGTAATCGAAAGCAATTACAAGTTGACCTGTAGTTTGTTCTTTTCCTGGTTTTAATACAATACGAGAAACATCATATACAGTATCTCTCTGTCCATTGTCAAACGTAAATCTATCAGTTACATCTATTCCAGAAATTAATTTTCCGGAAGTGTCAACAGTTGGTGGTTGTGTTGCGCTACCTTCGTAGACATATTTTAGTTTATATGCATCTGAATACGAAATAGTTTCAACAACATCACTATCGTAATTGGTTCCTCTAAACGGAATTACACGATCTCCGGAAGAAGTAACAACAATTCTTCTATTTTCGATAGAAGTTTTTAATCTAGGTTTAGCATTTGAAACTTCTAAAGTTGCGGATAGTTTTAATTTAGGGAATGTGCCATTTACCGGAATAGTTCCAAAATATGTTGTCGGTAGATTGAGACTAATACTACCAGATGTTAGTCCACTTGCTGTATCAGTTGCAGAACTAATGTCTACAGAATCTACATCAACGTAAACAATATCACCCTTACTAATATTTGGAGCATCACCTGGATCTAATACTGTAATAATATAATTCTCTTCAGTAAAAGTAGCAAACCTTTGTGTGCCAAATGGCAACTGAGCAGCAAAAGTAATTGTGCCACCAGACGTAGACGCTGTAGTTACAAAATCTCTACGGAAGAAATACTTAATATTTGTTTGTTCTGGTGTATTAGAAACTTTTTTAATTTGACTGCTTCCTGTTGGGAATAGCAGAGTTCCTAAGTTAGCATTTTCTACCTTTGGACGTAATCTGACAATACTAGTATTAGTTACATTACCAGGAAGAACCGTGTCCATGTATACTCTAGACTTAGAAGATCCTTGTCTTTGAGTAGCATATTGTACAACAGCACGAACTAGTGTATTGCTTTCATCAGAAAACTGAATAACATCTCCTTGCTGTAGCAAAATACTTGCATCAGCACTAAAACTAGTGGATTCTATAAAGTTGTAACCTTTAGAACCAAAGAAAGTAAAATCAGTTACTGATTTAATTTCAGCATATGATTGATCATCTGTAACTAAGTCTGCGGTAAAAATATTAGCATTACCAGATCCATACTGCGATGTTACAGATTTTACATTTTGTGGTGTGTAAGTTGTTACAGCATTTCTAGTTAAGACAGGTAGAATAACAGCACTAACACTAGGGTTAGCAGACCCATCTGGTTGCTTAATAGACACTGCTGGGGGTTGAGAATACTCTGTGGATAAAGCAGACTTGTTATTAATTTGAACCGTATAGAAAGAACCGTTTGTTAAACGCATCAATTCTGCTGCTGCAGCATCATATTCTACGCCATTAATAATAAGAGTAGAACCATCAGCATATCCAAGTCCACGATTAACTATAATAAATTTAGAAATTGTATTATCTTTAGCAATTTTATTTGTAACTCCAGATTCATCTCTAATGGATTCTCCTGAAACAAATTTGCCAGAAAGAGTTTTTACAAATAAGATATTACCAATTGAATATGTTCCAGAAGGTGCCCCTTCAACAACTCCGTAAGCACCACTAGTCAATCCAACAACATACTTGCCAATTCCAAAACTATTATTTTGGGGAACAGTTTGTAGGAGTAATTTTGTATAAAATTCGGGATCAAAGTATGAAAGACCAAAAATAGCATTGTATGTATCACCACCTTCTGCTAATCTTCCTTTAGATAAAATGATATCAGAATCTGAATTAAAACCAAGACCTCTATTCTTTAGGAAATAGTTACTTGGTTTTGCTCTACCAACTAGAGGTGTGATAGTTTCGCTGTAGTCGATGATATATCCCAATTCATTGTTATCAGTCGCAGCATCTGCAGATGATAAGAATAGATTTCTTTGGTAGTTAGTGTCTCCTGGATCATATTCAAGCATCAACAATTCAATGTCTTCTTTCTCTCCAACTACTGTCAATTCTAAGAACAGAACAGACTCATTGGAATTGATTAGTGGTTTATTTACTTTAGCAAAAGATACAGACTTTACTGTTCCTGTTGTAAGAGCATTACCAGAATCATCTCTGGTCTTAATAAAATACAAATCTGCTAAATTAGCAAATGTGCCATCTGTAATTGATGCTAATGTAGTAGTGGTATTTGTTACATTGATAGTAATTGTTTTAATACCATCATTACTTGATAATGTAGTTCCTCTTTTGTTTAAGGTTTGTCTATGATCTGTAGATTTTTCTGTTCCACTAAGACCGATCGATCCATCATTATAAGTAGCAAACAAATTGATATATGGATATGCGGTAAGATCTCCACCTTCTTTGTTTAACGGAACACTTCCATATGTATTGGTAATATTAAAAGTGGGAAGTCCTTTAGTTTTCAGTGTAACATTATCACTTGAAAGAGATTCTCTTGCTTTACTAATTTCTAAAAATTTTGTCTCTTTGTTGACAATTTCATATCCTCTAATATATGCTTTTCCTGGTCCGATACCAGCAAGCATTTTTCTACTTGCTTCCGATTCACTTAATCCATTATATAGATCAAACTCATCAACTTTGTAAACACCACCGTTCTTATCCTTTTGTGCATATTCTCTGATATCTACAGAGAAATTGTTAACGATATAATCACCACTTTCGTCAAAAGTTCTTCTAGCAAGAGTCTGCTCAATCAAACTATAGTTTGTTGGAGATACTTTTTTCTGTACTAGTCCTTTATATACTGTAATAAGTTGAATAAAATTCTTATCCGTTGTTTCGGATAATTTGAATTTCTTAATCTTTAAACTAATCTTAAGTCTGTGTGCTCCAGGAGCAGAATAGTTTGCAGATCCAATAGAATTGTCATATAGAGATGCATCTTCTTCTGGAGTAACAACTTCTTCAACGATAGTAAATCCAACCTTTGCCGATGGATTGTTGTAATAGTCGTCTATTACTAAAAGTTGTTTTTCATTTCTAACAAAATATCCATTTACAAAATAGATACCTTCTTCTACTTTCACAGCAGAAGCATATCCCATAGCGGGACTTTCTAGTGGAGTAACTTCATCTGTATCCGGGTTTGTAATTTGGATACTAGTTGGAAGAACACTTCCATCAGTTCCAACAACTAGCAATGGACTGTTAACTCCATCCACTACTTCAAGTGTTTCTCCTTGACGAAAGGTATCATCTAAGTTAGAATTTCCACTACTTAGATAATTTACATAGACTGTATCAGCAGCAGAATCTGTTGCCAACTTTGTTTCTAAAACAGTAGCAATCACTCCAGAGCTCAGACCTCTGATTTGTAATCCAATAAGTTGACTAATGTCATATTTTTTATAAACTATATCAATACCATCTGATACAGCAACTTCTGATACAGAAGACAACTTCACATAATCTAGTTTAGTGTTAAGTCCAACTTCTCCGGGGACAACTAAGTCTCCTTGTTTGAAAGCATACTTACCAAAACTTTCAACCTGATTCTGTAGAATAGATTGTATTTGTGTTAATTCTCTAGTCTGGATAGAATACCCAGGACGGAAAAGAATCTTATAGAAATTCTTGCTCGCGTCGAAGTCCTCGTAATAAGGATTTACATTAAGGTTTGTCTTCTGTGGCATCGTTTTCCGCCAAATACTAGCATTCTTTGTCCTTAGTATTTATAGAGATAAAAAAAATCCCCCGATCTCTCGGGGGACTTAATCGTATTTAATTTCGATCAGAATTCGATGACTAATTTGATATCTTCAATTTGGTCAGGAGCACGAGTGATTAGACGACGGTTTTCCTGATAAATGATATCACCAGAGTTATTAGCAATTTCAGGTTCAGCAAGACCAGATGCAAAAGTAACACCCAGAAGCGTGCCTGCGTATGTTGTATCAACATTACCTGCTGCTGCCGATAGTCCACCAGAGACGGCATTAGATCCATTACTTTCAAATGCTCTCACAACACCTTGATCTTTGTGAGCATCGTTTGTTTGGATATACTTAAGAACACCCGCTGTGGAAGAACCACTATCCAGTGTCCAAGAAACTACAGTTCCTTTTGCAGTACCATCTGTTACAGTTTGCGAAATTTCTTCGTCAGGAATGAAATCTGCGGTAGCACCAGTAATTTTAACTGATTTTAGACCACTAAGGGTATCTGCAGTTGAGAACGTAGTAGTTCCCCAGTTGAATGGGTCCTTGAGAATACCAATACGACGGAAGTCGTTATCAACAGGGAAGTCTCCAGAACCTTCTGCGTAGGTTAGACGAATGTTCGTCATGACGCGCTTGCCATTGAGTTCTAACTCGTGATCGAAACCATGACCGCCTTGTGGGGGCATTACAACTTCGATAGCACCAACACCATTTGCAGGTGTCGCAACTCCTGTAGTTAGACCAGCATCAGAGAAGAGGTTGCCATTTCCTAAAAGAACGTTAGCATAAGTGTAATCCTGACCCCTTGCTTGAATACTAGCAGAAGTGATAGTGCCAGAACCATCTGTAGCAAACTCAATTACTCCACCAGTTCCATCACCCTTGATGCTAGTAAATAGTGTTTGTGAAGCAGGTAGGTTAGCACCACCATCTTCAATGAGAGCAACATCAATTGCTCCGGCAACAGCAGCACCAGTAACAGCAGTACGGGTATTGTTGGCAGGAAGAACGATTGGCATGAAGTCCGAAGAAAGGAATCTTAGAACATCATCGGTTGGCATGGTATACATGTACTTCCAAATGTATCCGGCACCAGAGGTCTCAGTATAAAGACCAGTTGCTGAAGCATAGTTAGCACCAGAAGTTTTTGGTTCTTCAGTTGCGTTTTGTCCCGATGGATTTGCAACATTCTCGCCATTATAAATGCACTTAAATACTTCATAGTCTGAGTTCATTAAGTAGAACTTAGCATCCGAGATAGATGTTTGATTTGTAGCAGTTTGCTTACCAACTTGACCACCACCACCAGGAGTAGCAGAATAGTCAGGTTTCCACATGTCAAACTTAGGGTTTGCAACTAGATCCCAGTTGTAACGACGGATAACTGTTCTTGCGAAAGCATCAGTAATACGCTTTGCAGCAATGAGTTCGTCATATACAGCAATTTTTTCTCTCTGATTATCCAAGGGAAGAGGGGGAATATCCTCTGTTGCATAACGGTAAACGCCAGATTTTGCTACAGCAGATGTGTCGGTAGAACCGCCATCAGCAGTTTCTTTTAGATCAGAACCAATGGGGGGAACGGAATTTGTGCCGTTGCTGCCAAAAACGTCGGTAAGAAGAAGGGCACTATCATAAACTGCAGCAACGGTGGCACGGAAAGCAGTTGAACCATATGTTCCAACATATACTTCATTTCCGACAGTGAAGTTAGTACTTCCTTTGGAATATACTTCTAGATATGCTTTCCATGCTTGGGGACGCCCAACAAAGAAATACATTCTAGTGCGCTCGGCACTGGTTTCACTTGGACCTTCTGTCAAGGATTCCAAGAATTGTTTAGCGTTAAAAATTCTAAACTTATCTGAGATAATAGCAGCCATTGGTTTTCTGTTCCGACGTAAGGTTTGTGCCTGAGTTATTTATATTTATACCGTTACTTATGAAATTGTAAACGGAACCAATTCTTCAGTGGCATTGATAGAATTTGGTCCACTATAGAGAGTGCAACCAGTAAATTCGGTTGGTGTCTTGCCAGTATATTGAATTACAGTTCCGCCACTGGTAAACAAATATCCAGTATCTAGGAAGTATGTTGTATCTTGTACAACAATCGAACCACCAATAGTTCCAGTAGAAGAACTGATAGCAACTGGATTTTGGATAGATGGTGGTAATAAATTGAATTTATCCCCCGCTAGAGTATAACTGGAATCTCTACGCTCACTGAAATCTTTTAATGATAATGCTGGGAAGTAAAGATTAAGTTCTCCAAGAGTCAATCCAGAAACTTGAGCACTGCCGTCATCAAAAATACCGTCATAATGACTAATTACATAACCGACATTAGTTGTCGTATAATTTCCTACATATGCGGTAGTTTGACCAAAGATAGAGTTGTTAACAAAAATTTCCACTCCGTTTCTTTTAATAACGCCATAATCATCTAGAAGGTCTACAAATCCATTTAATCTAGTGTTAATAGGATCAGTAATAAAAACACTCTCTTCGTAACCATCAATTACTCCACTAGGTGGAGTAAAGATCAATACCTGTGTCTGTTTCTTGGTAACAGTAATATCACTTAGAACAACTTGAATTTCAACTCCAACATTAGTTTCATTATGAGATAACGTAAATGATTGTACGGAATTGAGTGCAGGTTCTAATTTATAAACTACAACAGTATTGACACTAGAAATAGACTCAACATTAATTTGAGGTTGCAACTGTGCTTCAATTACATTAGAAATTGTAGTATTTACTACCGGTGTTTCAATTTGAAGTTCAGTTTCTCTTTCAGTTCTACCAACGTTAGCGCCACCTTTAACACTAACAACAGTAGACTCGGATTCGACCAGAGTGACACCACTGAATGCTACAGATACTGGATCTGGGATCTGTCGTAAGAATGTTCCAGCAATCCACTCTTGAGCAGTAGTATTCTGCTGACCTCTTTCTACACTTAAGAAACGATCATTAATCTTGCGGAAATATCGAACAATTTCTGATCCAACAATAAGATATCCATTGTTCTTAAACTTATCCGTATTACCAACATAGATGACGGTATCATTGATACCAAGTGTGGTATCTAAGAATGCGCCAACCTCAAAGTAATTGATGTTGGTCAGAGCAGTATTGTTTATAACATTGTTAACACTAGAAGTTATCTCTCGTGTTGCTGATACGGTGAGTGTAGAAGAAGATTCAATATCAACAATGTATGGAGTGTTAATACGAATATAAACTTCTGTTCCATTATAGAATGTATCAATTGGTGCTGCTTGCTGCTTGGTATGGAAAGTAGTTAATACTTCATCAAGATTTGCAGATAAATTTTCACTGACAGGTTCAGCGGCAGGAGTAATTATATCAACAAGTTTGGTATCAATTACCAGAGGACTGTCAATTAATGTTGAAGTAATAGTTGAAACGCTTGCTGCCTGATTACTAATAACATCAATAGTAGAGATTACATTCAGTCCCAAAGACTGCTCTAAATTCATTGCAACATTAATTAAGGAAACTCCAATATCAGTTTCTTCTAAAACATCATAACGTCTGGCAACAACAACTTTTG